GTCATCGACTACGAGTTCTCACCCGCCCATGGTAGAAGCGTTACTCCCACCGCGGCCTGTCAACCAATCAGGTCAACTAGTACCCTCTAGTTCCGCCAGCCTAACTCAGCTGACGGCATATTATGGTACTACCGCGGTGACAGCGATTAGGGAATCGTTACTCACTCTCTATGAACTCTTTGTTCTCGCTGGTTTTGAAGATCCTGACATGTCCTACTTGTACAGTGGGAAAATCACGCAGGCGCTGGCACACTGGTTAAGACTGTGGGCTTTCACACCAGAAGATGGGTCAGACAAGTGGATGAAGGTGGTTAAATACAAAATAACCGCCTTCTTCGCTTTCTGGCACCGTCAGGTGTTACCGCCCCCTCCATTTGACACGGCTTTGGTCACCGATAGTCCCCACATCCTTATTGGTAGTAGGGTCTACAGGTTCCAACTTTCTTTATTCAAGAATAAGCCGGACCAATTTATGGAGTTAGTCTCAAGCGTTCTATATTCCAAGAACGCGATGCCCCGCCCGTCCGATTATGCAGCTCAGGAGTCGCTAATCAAAACCGTCCAGCTTCTTACAACGAAGCGCCCGGATCCTGTGGAAGTGGATCTTTGGGTAGATAATCACCAAGAATGGGCTGAAAAGTTCAGCCCTGAGGTGTACGATTATTACTACCGCCAGACCCTACCACCTGGTGAGGCATTTGTCTTACACAGCTACCAAGATATCTCTGACCTGAAAACGGTGCTACATGAAGTTGTAGTACCCAGGGGAGAATCTTGGGCCGATGCTGAAGACAAGGTGCCGCACGTAGACCTTAAGCGCCGAGAGGAAGGAAGACCTCAGCCCAAGCCAACACATCTAAAGCCCCACAAACGCGTGGAGTTTACCTTAAATAAGGAGACGATAATGGCTCAGATTGAGCGGACTGTATGCGAGAGCCTTAAAGGTATCACCCGAATGGATGCTTGGGACTTATGCAGTACCTCGCTACCAAGCTCCTCTGCCACTAATAAAACAAGTGTGGCAAAGGGTGGGGCCTTAGGCGAACTCTTAGCGTTCTTCACCACGACAAAACCCGGTAAGCTTGTCAAGTTTAAAGAAGTTACGGCCTTAGTAGAAGGTCCCGTCTTTAAACCCGATTTTCAGCTATACCGGGAAGCTGGCGATGAAGAACACCTTGAGGAGTTAGAGAGTGAGTTTTACGAAAATGTCGACAAAGGCATTATACCTCCCGAAGATCAGGAAACAGTGACCGAGGTCGATCCGACCGAATTACTTGTGGAGCTCGAAAGAGTCAAGCAGCTAATACTGGAGGAAGCCACAGCAGAACCTAACGTTCTCGTCCCGGTGTCCCTGAAAGAACCTCTTAAAATAAGGGGTATCTCTCTAGGGCCAGCGGCGAGAGGTTTTGTTTGCAAGGCTATCCAGCAGAAGGTGCATAGACACATTAAGAACCTACCAGTCTTTCGTCTAGTCGGACAGACCGTAACGGCAGAGTACGTCAAAAAGCAGATCCCATATTTGCTGCCTGGCGAGTTCATCGATAGTGGAGACTACCAACAAGCTACCAATAAGCTCAGGGGTTTCTGCTCAGAAGCTGCGTCCAACGGAATCTCCAAGGCTCTCCAACTTGATGAGATAATGTCTCGAATATACCTTGAAGGTATGATCCACAACTGGTTCTTAGGAACCGATGATGCGGGTATCGAGATTTGTCTCAAGCAGGAAGAGGGTCAACCGATGGGTTTTGTGGGCAGCTTTGTTGCACTCTGTCTGATCAATGCTGCTATCTGCCGCTGGGCTATCGAGATTGATCTCAACCGTCCAGTGAAGCTCTCTGAGGCCCGTCTCATGATCAATGGAGACGACTGCGCATTCGCGCTAGGCCAAAGGGGCTATAGGGCTTGGGTCCAGATAGCTGCCGCATGCGGTTTAGAACTCTCCGTCGGGAAGTCTTACTATTCTCGCCACTTTATGACTGTCAACTCACAAGAGTTTGATGTGTCAGTGGATGAGAAAGGACAGACCTCCTTTACGGCGGTGAGCCATATTAACATGGGCATCCTGA